ATGCGATCCGGCGTTGCAGATGCCATTGCAAGCATAACCGTTTCCCATGAGACTGACGGAGTGCCTGACGGCAATTCTGCGTTGCAGTTTGCAAGCTATGATCAGGGCCGTACTAAATGGCAGGCTGATACCCTTGATGGTGTCTGGTTTGACGAGGAACCGCCCGAGGACGTTTATTTCGAAGGTATCACCAGAACCAATACAACTGCCGGGCCGGTTATTCTGACAAGCACGTTGTTGATGGGAATGACTAATGTTGTTTCAAGATTTCTCAATGAGCCATCGCCTGACCGCATCGACATCTGCATGACCATTGATGATGCCGAGCATTACAGCTCAGAGGAGAGAGCAAGGATTGTCGCGAGTTACCCGGCCCATGAACGTGACGCCAGAACAAAAGGTATTCCGTCGATGGGTAGCGGTAAGATATTCCCGGTTGAGGAAGAGACGATCAAGTGCGAGTCGTTCCCTATCCCTGCTCACTGGCCGCGCATCGTTGGTGGTGACTTTGGGTGGGATCATCCGAGCGCCTGGGTTTGGTTCGCCTGGGATCGGGACGCAGATGTTGTGTACATCTACCACGTTCTGCGGATGAAAGAGACGTTGATACCTGTTCAGGCTGCCGCAATCAGAGCGCAAGGCGACTGGATACCCGTAAGCTGGCCCCATGATGGCTATTCCGTAAAAGATGCAATGCACGGAGACCAGTTAGCCCAGCAGTACCGCAATTCAGGCGCCAATATGCGACCCGAACACGCGCACTTTGAATCATCGCAGGTTGTGGGCGAGGTGAAGGCTAGTAGGATCTCCACCGAGGCCGGTATTCAAGAGATGTTGACAAGGATGCAGACAGGGCGATTCAAAGTGTTTGCTCATCTGAATGATTGGTTTGAAGAATTTAGGATGTATCACCGCAAGAATGGGCTGATCATCAAGGAAAGAGACGATCTCCTGTCTGCAACACGGATAGGAATTATGGATCTACGACATGCCATCACTGAACCACGCAAAAACCTAGGAATAGACCATGCCGCAAGACAAGACTGGTTCACTGCCTGAAAAGACAGACAAAAACGGCGGGCTGTCCCTGGCCTCCCTTGAAGATATCCTGTCAGACTTGCGATTTCAGCCTGAATGGAGAGCAGAGGCCGACAGGTGCGACGACTATTTTGATGGCCATCAGCTCACCACTGACCGCCTTGCTGTTATGGAGCGCCTTGGAATACCGCCGTTGGTTACAAATCTGATTGCCCCTGTGGTCAACTCGATCCTCGGGCAAGAGGCCAAGTCACGTACGGATTGGCGAGTCGTTGAGCTGGACGAAGCCGACGAAGTGCCGGAAGATGTGATGAACGCACTCAACGCCAAACTGAATAAGGTTGAGCGTGATTCAGGAGCTGACCGGGCAATAAGCGAAGCCTACGCTTCCATGATCAAGTCCGGTGTTGGTTGGGTTGAGGTGTCAAGGGCCACAGATGCTAATGCGTACCCGTATCGTATCTGCTCGGTGCCGCGAAATGAGATGTGGTGGGATATGCGGTCGAGAGAAAACGATCTCTCGGATGCAAGGTATCTGGTCCGCAAGCGACGCTATGATGTGGATGAGCTTGCAGCAATGATCCCCGAGCATAGGGAATTAATTACCTGGGCTACTGCCGACAGATTTAAAACCTGGCAGTCGGCAACGGTTGATCAGCTCGATAGCACAAACCTTGCTTACGCGGCTCACCTGGAACGGATCACCAGTATCGATGAAACCGATTGGCGCGATGCGGAGCGAAAACGCTCAACGATCTATGAGGTTTGGTATCGGCATTGGCAACGTGGAGATGTTTTTGCTCTGCCTGATGGTCGGATTATCCCGGTAGACAAGAAGAACCAAAAGCATGTGATGGCAATCCAAAGCGGAGTGATTCGCCCTGAGAAGCGAGTCTATTCGTCTATCCGGGTTGCGTTTTACATGGGCTGCCATCGGTTATACGACTTTGCCAGCCCTTACAGCCATCGCTTCTTTCCGTATATCCCGTTCTTTGGGTATCGCGAGGCCATGACCGGCATCTACTACGGGGTTGTTCGCAACATGATCAGCCCACAGGATGTGGTCAATTCGTCTGATGCCAAGATGCACTGGATGTTGTCGGCAAGGAGAATGGTTGCGGACGCTGATGCGCTCGACACCAGATACAACACGTTGCGACAGGTTCAAGAGCAGTTGTCATCGCCTAACGCGGTGGTGATTCTGGACCCGACGAAACCCAACAGCCGGTTCAAGATTGAATCAGATTTCCAATTATCGGCCCAACAGTTCTCCCGCAGGATGCAGGCCGCTGCCGATATCGAAGCAGCGGGAGGTGTATTCAAGGCAGCAATGGGCAAAGAGTCTGCCGCCACATCAGGGATAGCTATCAATAGCCTGGTCGAGCAAAACGGCGTCGGTATGGCTGAGATCAACGACAATGCCAGCTTCGCCCGCAAGATGGTTGGTGAGCTGACGTTCTCGCTCATCCTTGAAGACATGAAAGGCAAGGAAACTCCGGTTGCTACAAAAGAGAACGGCAAGCGAAAGATTTTCATCCTGAACCAGAAGCAGGTTGATCATGCGACCGGAGAAGAGACGATGGTGAATGGTACTTCCAATATCAGGGCCAAGGTGACGCTGGCTGATATCAAGTCAACAGCATCATATAAGGCTCAACAGTTAAGCGTGTTGTCTGAGGTTGCCAAGTCGCTACCACCAGAGATGCAAGCTGTGTTGGTGCCTGGGATTATTGAGCTGACCGATATTGACGACCGTGACTTCTACGCCGAAGAGATCCGCCGGATGACCGGGACAGGCAAGAAGCTGTCAGAAGAAGAGCAGATGGACAAGGATCAACAGGATCAGCAAGCGCAGGCCGAAGCGGGCAACATGCAGAAGCGCATTGAGGAATTGAATGTGCGGATGCTTGAGCAGAAGGTTGCTGAGATCGAGGGCAAGAACGCCAAGCAGGATGCGGAGAAGATCAGCAAGATGGTTGAGGCTATCTACGCAGCAATGCAGGCCGGAGCCGTGATTGCAAGTAATCCAGGAGTTGCGCCCATTGCTGATGGGCTGCTGGCAGAGGCCGGGTTCAATTCGTACCAGCCTGAGAATATGCCAGCCGTTCAACCCGAGCAGCCACAACCACCAATGCCGCAAGAACAAGAGATGTTGCCGTCGCCGTCGCCGGATATTCCGGTCAATGGTGAGCCGACTATGGAGTCCCCGTTCTCAGGAGAGCGAGAAGGGATTGAAACAATGGAAACAGAAAACCTCGTTGAGCCTTGACGGACAAGGCAAAATCTCACCGTTAATGGTGGACCCGCTGCCTGTGCGCAACAGGACGAAGGAGCAAGGCTATAAATGGAAGCACGATCAACGGAAGAATTGGCAGCAATGAGTATGGAAGAGCTTGAACTGATGGGTGTTGAGTCGGAAGGTGAAAAGTCCGCAGAAGAAAGCGCCTCGGACAGCGCCACCAACGACGAAGCCCTTGAGCAGAAAGAAGCAGAGCAGGAGCCGGTTGTCGAGCAGGAAGGCGACAACGTAGCGATGAAGAGTGGCAAGGGGACAATCCCCTATGCTGTCTTGAAGGAAACCAGAGCAGAGCTTGCAGAGACAAGGAAGATGCTTGAGGAGATCAAGGCTAAGTCTTCATATCAGGCACCATTGCCTGCTGATTATGCAGATCAGGAAACTACCATCTCTACCGCGATGAAGGATCTCGCTGATAAGTTCGAGAACGGGGACATTACCTGGGAAGAGTATCAGGTGAGTCTTACCGAAACGACTATCCAGCGTGAAAACCTTTTCGCTGCCAAGATCAAGTCAGAGATCGCTGCTGAGATGCTGGCCCAACAGCAAGCAGAAGTGCAGGAGCAAGCAAAGGCTGGATGGGGAAATGCTGTGAATGATTTCCTTAAATCCAAGCCTGATGGCATCGACTACAACGCAGACCAGGAGAAGTACGACTTCCTTGATGCGAGTGTGAAGATGTATGCAAGCAATCCTGCGAACAACGACCGGGATTACCAATGGTTCTTGAATAAAGGTCACGCTGAGGTTCGTGAGCGTTTTGGGGTAAGTGCTTCAGAGGTTAAGCCGCCCAGACAGGACGTTGACTACACCGAAAATAGCGAGGCACCGTTCAACTCATTGAGTGATATCCCCGGCGGAATGATTAGCGGAACAAATAACGAGGGTGAGGTTCTTAAGCTAAGTGGAGCTGCCCTTACAGCGAGATTTCTCAATGACCCTGGCTCCATAGATAAAGTTCTTGCGGAGCTTGGATAAATGGAAATTACAGCAAAACAAGTCGCTGAAATATTGTACCGAGCGGCAAGGTTTCTTGTTGAACTCCTTGCCGAAGCATTAGGAAAGAAGAAATAAAGAATTAGCTTCTGGTCTCGCCCTGCTTTGTCAAGGCCGCACCTCACAGCTTGTACCATCGCGCCACTATTGGCCTCATGGATAATCACAGTTATCAATGAGGTTCTAAAATGTCTCAAACGAATATCCCTGCCGGCTCACCGCTGGCGCGTAAAGTCTATGGTGCCGCCTTGTTCGCCAAGGTGGTTGAATCTTCAAGTTTTCTTAAAACTCTGACCGGCCCTGCTCCAAAGCAGTCAGCCGCAGAAGCTAAGCTGAAAGGGCAGACCTCTGCCGATATGTCCATTGTCCGTGTTACCGATCTGACCAAATCAGCCGGTGAGACTGTAAGTGTTGACGCCTTTGACACTGTTACCGGCAAGCCTATCATGGGCGACCGTAACGCCGAGGGCAAGGGCGTTGCTATGAGTTCTTCCAGCCAGGATATCCGTATCGACAACGCTACGTTTGTTGTTGATGCTGGCGGGAAGATGGCGCAACAGCGGACTGTGCATCAGCTCCGTGGCATCGCCATGGCACAACAGCAGGGCTATTGGCCTCGCCTTCATACTCAGCAGGCCATTGTGCATCTTGCAGGCGCTCGTGGTTCTCAGGTTGGTAAGGATTGGATTTTGCCTTTAGGTGCTGATCCTGATTTCAATGACATTATGATCAATACCATTAAGCCGCCTACCTACAACCGGCATCTGGTTCTTGATGGCACGACCTTTGTTGAGGGTGGCCAGCAGTTGGGAAGCATTGACACCGCCGACACCTGGACTCTCCAGCATATCAGTGAGCTGTCAACTATCCTCTCTGATCACACCATGGGCTTACAGCCTGTTAAGGTTGCAGATGATCCTGCCGCCGATGACGAGCCTATCAAGGGCTTGCTGTATCTCACCGAGCGTCAGTGGAAGCAGATCAAGATGGCCGCTTCCGGCACTAACGGCGTGAGCTTCGCTACTGCCACCCAGAACGCTTGGCAACGCAAGAGCTACGGCTCCAAGCATCCGCTGTTCTCTGGCGAGTGTATCATGTGGGATGGCATCTTGATTCGCAAGCTGCCAAAGTTTGTGGTTCGGTTCTACCCTGGCGACTTGATTCCGTATGTGGCTGCTGCGAATCGTTACACCGTGGCGCAGACCACCTCTAACGCTACCATTCCGACACTCACCGCTAATCACTGTGTCGAGCGAGCTTTGCTGCTTGGCGCTCAGGCCCTTGGCTATGTGTATGGCAAGAATCAGGGTTCAGACACCGGCTTTAACTGGCTGGAGCGTTCTTACAACTTTGAGCGTAACCTCGAAGTTGCCGGTGAAGCGATGGGCGGCATGGGCAAGTTGCGTTTCACCTTTGCTGATGGTTCCGGCAACATGGAGCCGACAGACAATGGTGTTTTCGCCATCGACAGCGCCGTTCAGTACAAATAACCCACAATGCCCCTCTTCGTGAGGGGCAACAATTCTCATAAAGGAGATTTTTAAATGGCTATTTACAATAAGACTTTCAACCACTTCCTCGATTCAGGGGACAGTGGCAACCGATGTGTTTATATCAACCAGGCGTCAGTGACCGCTGCCCTTGCAGTTGGTGACAAGGTGCGGCCAGTTCTTATCCCTGCCGGGACTAAGGTTGATCAGGTTGTCATCATGCACACCGCCGATATGGATACCGGCACCGGCACCCTGACCGCCTCTATCGGCTTTGAACATGCCGATGGATCTTCCGGCGCTTCTGCCACCGCCGTTGCTGCCATTGGCGCAAATGGTCTGGCCGTTGCCTGTTCCCCGGCAAGCGGGATTATCTATAGTCTGTTCCCGCCTGTAGTTGTTGAGAGGGATTCATACTTGACCATCACTTGCGCGGTTGCCGCTAACGCCATGGCCGCTACATCCATCGTTCATGCGAGAGTATTGGGCGAGTGCCTTGGCGTGAAATAACATTCAATCTTTAGAAGAAAATGCCGCAGATACATTGCGCTAGCGGCGGCATTTTTTGAGGTCATTATGAATATCGGTATAAAATATATCGGCAAGAAGGCGCTCCATTCGGACAGGCTCTACGGGTCGAAGCTCTCATGGGAACCTGGCCAGATCAAGAATGTTTCAGAGTCCATTGCAAAGCAGATGATGGTTCATT